GTGCGGGTGGATCAGGTCGCGGCGCCGGCGAGGTGCTTGACGGCGCCGGTCTGGTCGAGCAGGGTCCCGTCCGCGCGCAAGATGCACCGGAACGTGACCTGGTCGGAGTTGAACTGGTAGTCCCTGCTCTGCTCGAAGCGGATCCCGTTGACGATCCGCGCGAAGTACGCGGCCATGTCCCCGAAGATCACCGACTTCGCGCCGAGAGCCGTCTGCGGCATCCACACCTCGGAGATGACCCGCTTGCCGAGGATCGTGTCCGGAGCCCCGTCGGTGAGCCCGGGCTGCCACAGGTAGCGGCCGTAGGAGTCCTTCAGGGTGCGCAGGACCCCGACCGTGACGTCGTTCGTGATGAACGCGGCGGCGTCGGACGACCGGTACTGCGGGATCACCGAGTAGTACAGGGCGATCAGGGAGTCGAAGTCGGGGGCGCCGACCTTGCCCGTCGGGCCCGTGGCGCCCAGCGTCGTGAGCGTCGAGATGCCCGTCGGCTGGGTCGTGCCGGTGCCGACGACCAGGCCCTGGCCGACGAGGTTGCCGACCGCGCGACCTGCCTGCATGGCGAGGTAGCCCTCGAGGTCCACGCCCGTGTCCTCGATCAGCTCCGTCGCGACGGAGATGAGCAGGCTCGCCTTGTAGGCCTTGAGAACCCGCTGAGCGAACGCCGGATCGGACTCGGCGATCGGCGCCGCGGCAGCGCCCCACGCGGCCGTCGAGTGCGACGTGGTCGTCGGCAGCTGGATGTCGTTGCCGTTGTTCGTCTGCAGGACCGTGATCCCCGACTGCAGCATCTGGGACGCGTTGATCATGTGCGCCCAGAGCTTGTTGTAGAAGTTGGTCGGCTGCGTCGCGCCACCGGCCGCGGCGGTGAGCCCGGACAGGCCGGCACGCTGCTCCCGGTAGGTCCCAGCAGCCCGGACCTCCTTCTGGGACGGGTTGAGCTCGTAGGCGCGGGTCTCACCGCGCAGGAACGCGCGCAGCGCCTCCGCCTGGGAGCCGGCGCCGGCGTCGTGCGCCGGGTCGACCTCGACCCCGGCGAGCTGGCGCAGCGCCGCCTCGGACGCGGTCGCGGCCCGCTCGTCCTCGATCAGCTGGTCGGCCTTGGCCCGCAGGGCGTTGAGGTCCTCGGTCATCCGCGCGTAGGAGGCCTCCTCCTCGGCGGTCAGGTCGCGCTTCTCCTTGGCGGCCCCGTCCAGCAGCGCCTTGGCCTGCTCCCAGGTGTTGGCCCGCCGCTCGAGGAGCATCGTCGTGTAACCACTCATGGCGTCTCTCCGTTCTGGCATGCGAAAGCCCCCGGACCGGATGACACGGGGGCTGGGGTGATGCGGGCCGCGGTGGTTGTCGACCTGCCGCGAGGTCGTGCTACTTCAGGGCGTCGAGCTCCAGCGTGCGGAGCCGGACAGACGTCGGAGCCGAGTGCGTGGCGCGCTGCTCGGACTGCGACTGGTCAGAACGCGGCATCGGCATCGACGTCGCGGGATCGGGGTCGGCTTCGCCGGCAGGGTCGTCGTCCTCGTCCGGATCCGGAGACGGAACCTGCAGGTACGCCGCGAGCGCCTCCTGGGCCTCGTCGACGATCGAGTCGACGGCGGTGAACCAGCCCATCGCCTGCGTGAGCATGTTCACGTCCTGCGCGTCGAGGGCACGCTGGGCGGGCTTCGGGAGCTTCAGACCCGACTCGGCGAGGTGGCGCAGGGCGACCGACGCGTCGAGGTACGCCGGGGAGTTGACCGGGGCGACGTCGACGAGCTGGCCCTGCAGGAGCGTGCGCATCGGGAAGCCTTGCGGGGTGAAGCCCCAGTCGTCCTCGATGCAGTAGAACGCGAACGAGGAGTAGCGCAGGTCGCCGCGAGCGGCCAGGACGGAGGTGTCGCGACCCGCCGTGGTGTCAGGCAGCAGGTTGTCGTAGACCAGGCCCACGTCGTCGATGGAGAGCACGAGCGTGCCTGCCTCGGTGGTCCCGAGCAGTGCCGAGTCGGCGTGGTTCGCCCGGCATAGCACGCGCACGTTGTCCGCGAGGGACTTCGTGAAGAAGCCCGGGTCGATCCGCTCGACGAACCCGCCCAGGTTCTGCGACAGGACGTTGAACTTCGCGGCATACCCGTGCAGGGTGCCCAGACCCCCGTCACCGGCGGCCCGGAGCTCGACGGTCTGCGCGATGTTGCGGCGCTCGAGTTCACGCATTCGGTCCTCCTGTGATGCTGGGTGTCGGTGCTGGGGTCGGGGCCGGGTCGACGGGCGTGGTCTTGCGGTACCAGGCGAGCCAGTTCGAGAGCTCTTCGTCGGTCAGCGGAGGCTTGTCCTCCTGTGCGCGCGCCTCGTTGAGCGTGTCCAGGCCGAGGTCGAGCGACGTCTTGTAGTTCGCCAGACGGGAGGCCTTGTCGCCCTGGGCGAGACGGTCGAGGTCGAAGCGGACGTACTGGGGCCGGGGCAGGATCTTGTTGAGCGCGGCCGACATGCGGTCGCACCAGACCTGCAGCGTGCGACCGGTGAGCTTCGCGGAGTCCTGGGCGAGCGTCTTGTACGTCAGGGACGTGCCGGTCTCGCCGCCGATGTCCTCGGGGGAGACGCGGTAGATCGCGGCGACCTGTGTCGCGTTCGCCTTGATCGTCTCGAGGAACTGCGACTCGTTCGGGCTCACCGAGAGCGTCTTGTAGTCCCAGTCGTTGCCGGTCACGAACACGTCGCGCCCCCGGATCGCCTCCTTGTAGCGCTTCTTGATCTTGTCGGCCTCCTCCGGGGGGATCGTGCGCCCTGTGTTCTTTAGCTGGCCGGACGGGTTGGCGCCGTTGCGGAACCAGTCATCCCCGTGCTGCTGAGCGCGCAGGCCGAGCTCGATCTGCAGCTTGAACAGACCGAGGGGCGAGAACCCGACGACAGACCCGGGGAACGTGTACGCCGGGATGTGGACGACGAGAGACGGGTCGAGGGGGCGACCGCGCCAGTAGTAGGTCGGCCGGTGGAACCAGTCGAGCTGCTCCTCGACGACCGTGACCTCGTCGGGGTTGAACCAGATGATCCGCGCCGGGCGGCCGGCGGCGTCGAGGTCCGTGATGTACCCGAACGCGTTACCCCGCAGCAGGAGCGAGGCCATCGCCTGGTGGATCCAGTCGATCTTCGTACCGAACGGCGACGGGTTGACCACGAGCTGCGGCTGACGGGGCAGCGGAGTGCGCGTCCCGTCAGGTGCCTCCCGGAACGCTCGCAGTGGCGCCGTGGAGACCAGGTCGGCGATCAGCGACGTCGCGGAGTACACCGGGATCAGGCGCAGCCCACCGGCCACGACGCCCGGGCCGCCGATCGCGGCCGCTACCTCACCGCCCGACCCCCAGACGTCCTGGTAAGACAGGCCACGCTGCTCGGGTCGTGCCGGGAAGAAGAGGCTCACTCGCGCACCGCCGAGGTCTTGCGGTTCTGCGCGTAGGAGATCGCCAGGAGAGCGACCCCCGCCGCGACGAACGCGGCCGGCACGAACACGAGCGCGATCCCTGTCACGATGAGCCCGGCGCCAGCGAGGTCGATCAGCGACGTCAGTGTGTTCTTCGCGAAGACGACGGCCGCCGCGCGCGAGCCGGCAGCTCGCAGGTGCCCACCGAGGACCGTGACGATGCGTCTCACGTCGCCTCCGATCAGTAGAAGGAATCGCTCAGGTCGTAGTCAGCCGGGGCCGTCTCGACCCACGCGAACCGCGCGAACGTCACCGCGTACAGCGGAGTGATGTCCGCGAGCGCCTTGCGGGTGAAGAGCCACGCGCCGTCGCCGACCATGCGCTTCGAGGCCCCAGCGAGAGCGGTGTTGAGCATCGGCTCATCGAGGTGGCGGACCTGGGTGGCGAGGACGTCGTCGTACAGGGCGCCGCAGGCATCGACCTTGTCGCGGACCGAGAACCGGCGGACCTCGAAGCCCTCGGCCTCAAGGTCGGTCTTCAGTGCGCCGGCACCGCCCGAACCGTCGAGTGCCACGAGGTTGCCGCCGTGGATCCGGCGGAGCTCGACGAGCTTCGCGACCGCGCCATCGGTACCGGACATCTGGCCGATCGCCTCGACGTAGACACGGGCCGTCGGGTCGGTGGAGCGGGCCGCGAGCGCGAACGAGGTGACCATGCGATCCGGTGAGACGTCGACGCCCCAGACCGGGACACCGGACCAGGGGTCCGCGATCTCGGGCGGTTGCTCGCAGAGCCTCCAGCTCGCGGGCGGAATGACACCGACGGCTGCCCTCTTGTCGCGCCACTGCCCGAGGTAGGCGCGGCGGAACTCGTCATCGTCCATGCCATCGCGCTCGGAGGTGATCACGGAGAGGTCGATCGTGTGCCCGAGAGCCGGCATGCACCCCCGCCAGACGTCCGGGTCGTCGGCGTCGGCGTCTTCCGGTGCCGACCACTCGAAGTAGGCGACGTGAGAGAGCGCTGACGGAGTCTGGATGCGCGCGCGGCCGTCCTCGACCTTGGCACGGAGGTAGGTGGAGTCGCCGTCCCCGGCAGCCGAGGCGACCCACAGCTGGGCGTTGGGCTTGGTGCTCATCGCCGGGCGCATGGCCTGCTCGAGGCGGTTGTCGGTGTGGGCGAAGGCCTCGTCGATCATGCCCTCGTCGAGCGGTGGCCCGTGGCCGGCCTTCTTCGTAACCGCGTCGATCCACCAGCGCGAGTTGTTCGTGAACCTGATGTGTTCACTGCCCGCTTGAGAGCGGAAACCGGGCATCTCCCCGCCCGTCTGGGCGAGGAAGTAGCTCAGGACCGAGTCCGAGATGGGCCCGTAGAAGTCCTCCTCGAGGCGTCTACGAGCCATATTCCGGGTCTGCGCCGTGTACACGAGGCGCATCCGAGGTGCCGAGAGCATCCGGTGCGTCGCTTTTGCGAGCAGGATCGTGGTCTTCCCCTGCTGCCTGGGGATGACCAGGCGCACCTCGCGGTACCAGAAGAGTCCCGTTTCGGGGTCGATCTCGCACGCGACGTCCGCGACCAGGCGCTGCCAGGGCATGAACGGCGTACCGAGCGCGGATCCTACCTTCGCGACCTTCCCGCCGAGAGTCGCCCGGTCCGGGTTGCGCGTGGTGCCGAACCGCGGCGGCGGGTCACTCGGCTTCGTTGAGCTCACGGAGGAACGTCGCGGTGTCGTCCGCGATGGAGACGCCAGAGGAGACCGCACGCAGCCGGTTCAGGAGCTCCATCGTGCGCAGCTCCAGCGGAGAGACCAGGTCGAGGCGATCGTGCCGGTTGACCTGGTCGAGCATGCGGGCGTTGAGCCTGGCCATCCGCGCGAGCGTCCGCTTCCACGGCGGAGTACCCACGAGACCGCGCAGGTCGTCCCGCAGCGCCTTCTCGATCGCGCCAGGCTTGGCAGAGAAGTCGATCGACGGCGGTGCGGCCAGCGGCTCGACGTCCGCGAGCGCCTCAGCGGCCTCGACCTCGACAGCGACCTCGGCGCGGCGCTGACGAGCACGCCACTCGCGCATGTAGTCCCGCTTCGCCGCCCGGCAGATCTCGCAGTGGCAGCCGTTGCGGTAGCCGGACATGCCGTGCTTGGTCACCGGAGCAGTCATCGTGAGCGCCTCCGATCACACGTCGTAGGGCATCACCCGGCACCTTGAGTGGGGAGAAAAAAAGATTCACTGCGCGGTCGCCCGTGGGGCCGATCCTCAAAAAATCGGCGTCTGACCTGCGCCTTTGCTAGAACGGCCAGTCGCGAGAGGTGCGGCGCGGTGGGCTCGTCGCCCGCCGCTTGCCGGCGTTGCATCCGAAGTGCGCCGGGCGCAGGTTCCACCTGGCCGTCGGGTGCCCGCCGTACTGCAGATCGACAATGTGATCGAGGGACGGACCGTGCGGATGGTTGCGACGCAGGCCGAAGACGATGACCCGGTTGAGCTCGGGGTACAGGCAGACCGGCATCTGACAGAGCGACCCCGGCGGGCACAACTCCTCGACGAGCTTCCGCCACGTCCGACCACCGCGGCCGCGCCGCGGATCCCACTCGTCCAGCGGCATCGACTACCCCCAGCCCTGCACGGTCCTCGGCGCCGGCGGCGTTGATCCGATCCGGTGCGCGAGCTGAGGTGACGTTGAGGACTGGCGACGTCGGGTCGTGCGACGCTCGACGACCCGGAAGGCCCGCCAGCCCAGCACCCGGCAAGCCGGGACGACCTGCACCCGGAAGCGTCCGGCCCCGGGAAGCACGAAGGCCCGGTCGATGACCGGGCCTGTCTTGGGTATGACGTACCCACCGAGGTGCACGATACGCCATCGCACCGCTCGCCGTCACGCATCCGACGACGAGCGGTGCGCCATCAGAGCTTGCCCGTCGGCGTGAACACCCAGTGACGCTCCTGCTCGCGCCACCCCGCGAGCCGGTAGTCCGTCACCATCGGTCCGCACTGGTCGAGGTTCGCGCGGTACGTGTCGAGGTCGGTCATGTCGACGAGCAACGACTCTGCGCGGGGGGTCGCGGTGCGCAGCGGGTCCCAGATGTTCGCGACCGCGAGGCTTCGACTGTGTGCCGGGCCACCGAGCAGCTCGACCATGTGCGTCTGTGGATGCCACCGTCCCGAGACGATCGTCGTGATCTTCGGTCCGGGCCTTTCGTCGAACTCGACGTCCTCACCGGCTATCTCTACAGCGAACGGGTGCGCGAGATCGGCGAGCACGTGCACGAGCTGATGCCGAGCCCAGTCCATCAGCTTGACGTGGTCTGCGAGCGTGGTGAGGTCGTCGATCGTGACCCTTGCCCAGAGCCCGCGCACGGCGTGGATCTGCTTGAGCGACCAGATCGTCATCGAGTCGTCTCCAGCTCGGGTGCGGGGTCGGCCATCGCCAGGCGGACGTGCTCGCCGAGGATCCCGATCGTCGTCGAGTCCCACGCCGAGCCGCAGTGCCGGCACCACGCGGCGAGCGGCTCGAGGCAGATCCGCAGTCCGCCGCTGCGTGAGCACACCATGCACGGCACGTTCGTCTTGATCGGCGCCTCCTCCCAGGTCGTCGCGATCCGCGCACTGGCCCACCACCTGAGCACGTCGTGGTCCAGGAAGCCCCGGTCCGCGGCGTCGAGCTCGTGAGCACGGGACGCGATCGTCACCAGGTCGGCACCAAGATCCGGGGTCGACGACGCGGCGAGGTACTTGAGCCACCACCTCGACTGCTTGCGGATCGTGCGCAGGCAGTCGACCGCGTCGAGGCTGCCCGGCGGCTTCGAGTCATACCCCGACGCCGAGGCGCCGGCCGTGCTGCCCGCGATGTTCTGCAGGAGCTGGACGATCAGTGGCGGGTGCTCGGTCGTCGTGACCTTCGGCTCGAGGCGCG